GCTAAAGTGTATGCAACATTCCAAGATGCCAAAGACAACAGTCAGGCCATGGATGCCAAAACATATCAAGTCAGTACAGCAGTTCCTGTAGGACGTGGTAGCGCATTGGCCGAGTATGCAAATACCAAGTACAACACTGCTACAACTTATGCAGAAACTGTAGTTGGATATGACTTGCCACTAAGCAAGAAAACTGATGTGTATGCCAACTTTGGACGTTTCACACAAACGGCTCAAACAAACGGTACCATATACGGTGCTGGCTTACGTGTAAGATTCTAAAATAGCGATAGTTTAAGAAAAACAAAAAGGGCCTTAGGGCCCTTTTTTGTAGGAGTCAAAAATGGGAATATTAGAATTAACAATAGGATCTGTGATAGTGGGATTCTTCACAGTGTTTGGATGGAACTCAGGAAACATAGTGTGGGACCGATACATTGAACCCACACCAGTCGTGCAATCGGCAGATACAGAAGAAGCAAAAGAAAAACGCGAACGTCACTGAGCCATCAATCGGTCAGCAAAGTGTAACAAAGTCTTGTGATGTCTGGTTCCAGTCCAGCGCGGTTTCATCCACGAATAACTCGAATACCAAAACTCTTCGGCCTCGGGATGACATCCTATTAGGCCTAGATTGCCTTGTATGATGGCCATGGGGTCACCATTGGCATAGGTGGCAATGGTTTTATACCGGCCATTTCCCACAAAAGCACATCCATCGTACCAGAACATGCTTTCAGGTTTTCCTTGCCAAGTAATTGGCATTTCCTTTGCATGTGGCCTACGTGTATCAGTTCCGGGACGTTTTAGATACTGTACTGCATCCACACCTTCTAACAGTTTGAAATAGTGTGAACCGGCCCAGTAAGCACCCATACAGATACCTAGATATTTGCCACCTGCATCGACAAACTCGCGTACACGTCGTTGATTGTTTTTGAGCAAAGTCTTGTAAGTATCGGCATCACCAAACCCACCAGGCACTGCAATCATGTCCACATTGTCAAAGAAGTTGTCCTCGACTGTGTTTTTACTAAAGATTTTGAAATTGTAGTGATTGCCCAAGGCATGCATTATGCCGTTCGCGCTTTGAACCGAACACTTGGGATCATAGATAAACAGGGCTATTGTGGGCTTCATGTAACAATATTTATGGTACCAAATATTAAGGTTTTGTTATCTCCACAATATGTTTTGTCCAAAACTATTGACTTGGTCAAGTAAATATCATATAATAACCTTTTGCGTAATAGATTCAGTAAAGGAAACACATGGACGTAGACGTAGCAGCATCGGTATTGGCCGGCAGTATTTTGACCGGTATTGCACTTATTGTGGCAGTTATCACTGTGGTAATAATCAACAATATCATAAGCAAATACTGGAAACCCATCAAGTGGATTAGATTTGAAGATGTACCTTTGCATATCATGAGCCAAGAAGAATATGCTAGATCCCTGGAGTCAAACACAGTTGTGGCCAATTCCACAGTGAGCTCGACCTCGGTGCAATAAATAAAAGCACAGTCCGGCAAGCCTCTTGACAATGCTCAAATTGTATAGCTGGGATTTACCAGTGAACCCATAGGACGCTATGGGCTACGGACATCACGAGGGGGATAACCCCTCAACTCTTTTTGGCAACAATAATTTTTTTCTATTAGCTCCATTAAAAAATATTCAGGCAAAACCTGTAAAATTGCTTGACTTAATTGTTAAATACTATTACAATAACACATTAGTGGAAACACTAATAAGTTTTCAAACATCATTCAAAGGAGAAAATTATGAAAACAATCGGCGATAAATTAACACACTTTGCAGTAACCGGAGTCAAGCCCGGACAACCAGAAGATGCTTTCTTCACTATTGACGAAACCAGTTTCGAAGGTAAGTGGAAAGTAATCGTGTTTTATCCAAAAGATTTCACATTTGTATGTCCAACCGAAATCGTGGCCTACGATAAACTGAATCAAGATTTTGCGGATCGTGATGCGGTCCTGCTAACAGGTTCAACTGACAACGAGTTCTGCAAATTGGCATGGCAAAAATCACATGAAGACTTGATCAAGATCACACACAATCAGTTTGCTGATACACAACGTGGTGAATTGAGTCTTGCTGAACAACTGGGTGTATTTTATGCTCCAGCAGGTGCCGCACTACGTGCCACATTCATTGTTGATCCAGACAACACAATCCAACACGTTACAGTAAACAACTTGGATGTGGGTCGTAGCCCAGAAGAAACATTGCGTATTCTTGACGCATTGCAAACTGGCGAACTGTGTGCATGTAACCGTACAGTCGGTGGCGCTACATTAGGTTAATCAGGAGACACAAATGAGCTTTATTGAATCAGTAAAAGGTGCATTGCCTGACTATGCCAAAGACACCAAACTAAACATGGATGCAGTACTGCTTCGTAGCTCACTGGATCCAGATGTGGCCATGGGATGTGCAGTAGCCGCCTTGGCCGCAACCGGCAATGGCAAATTGCTATCGGTACTGTTGGCTGACGCTCCGGTGTTTGCTGACAGCGCAATGACAGCGGCGTCAATCATGGCCCAAAACAACGTTTGGTATCCTTACGTTGAAATGGCCGATGATGCCGGCCTTGCAGGATTGCCAGCAGGATTGCGTATGAATGCTATTGCCACACATGGTGGAACAACCAAGAGCAATTTTGAAGCATTTAGCCTTGCGGCAAGCATTGTGGGCAAGTGTCACTTCTGTGTTAAAGCTCATTACGAAACACTCAAGAAGGAAGGCTACACAGTAGAACAACTTCGTGACATTGGTCGTATTGCCGCAGTGATCAACTCGGCAGCAAAAGTTTTGAACAGTTGATCTGTTTTGGTAAAACTTGGGCCCACTTTGGTGGGCTTTCTTTTGACTTTGTGTTGCATATCTGCTACAATTAACACATGAGTTATTATCCCACCGGCAATGTTGTTATAAACACAGGAGGCACATGTGCTTCACAATATACATATAATCCATATACCACATCGGGGTTTGGCAATTTGAATTGGACTGTACCTTCCGGTGGACTCACTTATGCCTCAACTGGTGCTGCGGTTACCACACTCACTTCAGATCTTAAATTAAACAAAGATGCTGATATCAAATTTGGAGACGTAAGTCTAATGGAGACCTTGAGAGAAATACAATCACAATTGGGCATACTGACCCCCGATCCCGAACTTGAAGCCGAATTTGAAGAGCTTAGGGCCTGTGCCGAAGAGTACCAACGACTGCGCCAAAAGTTCCTGGAACAGAAACGAGTCTGGGACACACTCAAGCGGCAAAACATTTGACACCAAATGACATTTGTAGTATAATATAACTATCTTAACTCAAATGGATTGTATGACAGTTGTAACTATTGAAGGTGCTGATCGAGCCTTGGATGCTGGTACTTGGCTTTTAATGCAAAACATTGATTATGAAATTGATCTTGATTCTGGGTTGGCGCCAAATCCTAGATATTGTTTTCGATTTTCTGATCCCGAAGAGGCAATACATTTTAAATTGAAATGGCTATAACTGTACAAGTACCCTGGCAAACACCTTATAACAACGATCGGGCCTGGAACGAACTGCTGGCCTGGACCATGGAACAATTTGGCCTGCCCAACACCGACCGTTATCATTGGCGTGCCTCAGAAGGCTACATGGAATTTGTATTTCGGGACGAGCACGATGCACTCATGTTCCAACTGTATTGTGGATACAGTGAACGAATGGTTGCCGAGATCTAGACCGTATGCTTGTACGGACACCACTACACGAATTCAGCATGGGCGACAACGACGATCCCGATATCTATGTTGCAGCTCCCATATATGAATGGCAACAGACCGAAGCTGGCCAATGGTGCATGGAGAACTGCGAGCCCAACTCCATCACTTATCAATACGGAGCCAATCCCTACAACTTTGGTTATCGTGTGGTCATATCTGGCATGCTACGAGAAGATCTTGCTACATATTTTAATCTAAAGTACAAGAAATTTGGAAAAAGTTGAAGCATGGCCCCCGCCCGAATGGCCCAGCGTAACGATATTTTGGGACGACATACTGGAGGGGCCCTGCTATCCCATCAGAGAAATATTGCAGTGGATTGATGATGCGCCCGGTGACAACTACCATTTGAGCGGGCTTGATGACGCACGGGGCTTTGATTTTAGGTTCCAAAACCCACAAGATGCCACCTATTTCCGCTTGAAATGGTCAATTTGACCATGAATGACAATTGTGTTATAATATAGTTATTGTAAACTCTGTTAAATAGTATTATGGATGATTTGATTACATTCTTTGTATTGTGTTGCATTGGCTGGGCGCTTGGACGTTTCCTATTAGGTGTTGTAAATTCACAACAGGATGATATTAGAGACGAGCTTAAAGCACATATTTCCAAAATCCTACATCGTGTAGAAGCCATCAAAGAACAAGACACTCATTATTGGTTTGATCTTGACAACGGACAGTTTCTTGCACAAGGTAGGACCTTTGATGAAGTCATTGAACATTTAAAATCGCGTTTTCCCGATCACTTGTTTTGTTTGCATTTTGACAACGAAGATCACTTGGTGGCCGCAGTTACCAAATGGCAAGTGGAAAAAATTGACGAAGAAAAAGTCATCGAAGTCGCTAGAAATATTCAATAATTTACTGTATAATCAAACCATGTCTATGCACCTCCATCACCCCAGTCTTAGTCTCAACGGTAAAAAACGCGGCAAGGTGAAATTCCGTAATGCCGAAGAAGCACAACGTGCACGTCAACTTGATGCTGACTGGCAGGCTCTCAAGAAAAAGTACGAGGTAGAAGAAAAGTCTCGTCAAACTCGTAGAATGCAGGCCGAGACACTTACTTACACCTTGACTGCTCCTCCGGGTCGTGTCACTGCCAAACACATTCCCAGTCTAGACACTGGTCATACCGGCGCAGTTAGAGCCAAAGAAATTCCACAGTACACAGGTACCAAGATTATCGGTATTGGTACCATGCACAAGTCAAATGCAGTACCAATTTTTAGTGATGAACAAGCAGTTGACATCAGCCGAATGAGGAGATAACAAAGAAGGAAAAATGGCCAAAGAAGATATAATACGATTGAGTGGTGTTGTGGAAGAAGTCTTGCCCAACGCCATGTTTAGAGTAATACTAGACAACGAGCAAAAGACCAAAATTACTGCCACCATAGGCGGTAAATTAAGACAGAATAATATACGCATATTACTAGGTGATCGTGTGGATGTTGAAATGAGTCCATACGATCTCACACGAGGGCGAGTAGTGTATAGAAGTAAATAAATACACTATGGATATCAGACAAACTCTCGACCTCTTAGAAGCCAAAAACTCCCACAAACTCGAGCAAATCAAACTGCCCTACAGTCACTCGGCACTGTCACCGGTCATGAGCAAGGCCGAGATTGATTTTCACTACGGCAAGCTCTACAAGGGCTACGTGGATCGATTCAACCGGGGCGAGGGTGATCGAAACTTCAACGAAGCCGGTGCTTACTTGCACAGTATCTGGTTTAGTCAATTCAAGTCTCCGGGCGTGAGTAGACCGCACGGTCCCATCCTGGACATAATCAACAGACACAGCACCAATTTTGCCAAGTTCAAGGAAAACTTCAAAACCGAAGCACTCAAGGTACAGGGTTCGGGTTGGATTTATCTAAGCAAAAGTGGTGTGATTAAGACCATTAAAAATCACAAGAAAGTACCAGATATAGCACTATTGGTAGACATGTGGGAACACGCCTACCAAATTGACTATCATTCAGACAAGAAAAAATACCTAGACAACATCTGGCGTATCATAAACTGGGATGCCATCAACCACAGACTCTAATCCATTATATGCGATAAATAACGTATATAAGGACGTGAGCTATGACTTTTTGGAACCCTAACCAACCCACAGTAAACTACAGTACTCCTGACGATGGTCTAGGCGATAGCATTCGAGATTCGTTTATAAAAGTAGACAATTACCTTGGTAATATCTCTTTACAATTAGGCAATCCCTATCAAGACTGGAACAATGCCAACGTGCAATTCCAGACAAATTTAAATTACACCAATGTAGCAAACCTGTTTGTTGCCAACGCAACAGGTAATACTGCCAGTTTTGTCGGTAACATCACTTCGGGCACTTATGTAAATGCCGGCAATGTTACCACTACCGGCAACTTGATCAGTGGCGGTACCACTTATTTGTTGGGCGCTACCACAATATCTGGCGACATTGTGCCAAGTGCGTCTGCACAGTACAATTTAGGTAGCTCACTAAATCCGTTTAAAACCCTTTACGTTCAAACCACAGTTTCAACTTCGCAACTGTCACAGACTACCAGTGCTGGTTTGCTACAGGTTCACGAAGGTGCTCCGCCCACTGACCAGCAGGACGTGGGTGTTTTTGGTAATATTGCGCCCAAGTTCTTGACCAATACCTATGCGTTCTTTGGTCACCAATACGCTACCGATAACTTTGTTTACAAGATAACCAACACTGATACTGCCAAGAGCGGCAACAGTGTGGTGTACGATGGTGTGTACGGTAACGTGCAATTTGGTAGCCAATTTCTCAGCAATGCCACACTGTCAACCAGTACCTCAACTGGTGCACTCATTGTCAAGGGCGGAACCGGCATTGGCGGCAATCTTAATGTAGGTGGCAATGCCGTAGTGGGCAACAACATGTACATAGCCGGTAGCTATGCTTCCATTGGCGGCTATCAGGTGCTGACCACCAACACTCCGGGACTGCAACAGTATTCGGGCTCGGCTATCACACAACTGGTCATAACCGGGGCCAATCCAGCAACTGCACTTGACACTGGAAGTTTGATTCTTGATCCCGGTGGAGCCAGTATTCGTGGCGACCTGGTACTGGGCGGAAACGTAACTGGTATTCCGGGCTCGTATGTACAATATTATCTTGGTGCCAATGGATATGCCAGTTTTGGTAACGGCGCAACTACCATTAATTCAGCTGGTACTATTACTGCACCAGCTTTTGTGGGCACACTGTATGGTACCCTGAGCACTTCGGCATCAGCACAACCCAACATCACTTCAGTGGGCACACTGGGCAGTTTACAGGTGGGTACTTCGATTGCGGGCGCTTCATTGCTACTGTCAGGTTCGGGCGTGTCTGGAACTCCACTAACAGTATTGAGTGGTGGCGCTAATATCACTGGCGCAGTCACAGTGACTGGAACAATTGCATCCAGCGGCAATATCACTGCTCCTTGGTTTGTGGGCAACACGTCTGGCACCTACGGAGTTGTTAACACTCTCTATGCTGGCACTGTGTTGTCATCGGGATCTGCAACTGTTCAAGGCAATCTAAATGCCAGCGCAAACTTGATTGTGAGCGGTAACGCCTACGCCAACACAAACTTGATAGTGACCACAAACAGTTACATAGGCGGCACATTGTCTGTGACCGGTAACACTTATACTGCCAATTTAAACACCACTGGTACAGCACAAATCAACAACTTGGTGGTCACCAATCTTGAATCGGTTGGTGCTGCACTTACAACTCCCACACTAAATGCCACAACAGTCAATGTGGGTACTGTGAATGCCACAAACTTATTTGCCCCTACTGTGGGCAACGTCAACAGTTCATCAAGTCTTTACGGTGTATTGCAAACTGCTACCCAGGCCAATTTGACAACTGCTCTAAACTTGACTTCGGTTGGTACTATCACTGCTGGTACCTGGCGTGGTAGTGTAGTAGCGACCACATACGGCGGAACTGGTGTGGCTGGGACTCTAACCGGTATTGGTTACATGAACGGTGCCAGTGCATTTACTGTGGCAACAGCCAGTCAAATATCAACAGCACTCAGTGCAGCAAGCCCAAACACGCAGGCACCTACTTTGCTGGGCACAAACTTCAGTGGCACTGCTGGTAGTTTGAACATCGGTGGCTATGCACAATATATTGGAAACAGCAGTGGCTACTATGCCCCACAAACACCAGGTACGGCTCCAAATAGCGCACAGGTGCTGGTGTCAAACAACAGCGGATATGCCTATTTATATTACATTAACAGTAGTTCTCCCAACGCTGAAAATCCAAATGTGAGCCAGGTCATAGTCACCAATGGTTACGACGGCTTCTATCGTAAATCTAGCTTGGCGCAGTTTACCGGACAACTAACAGGAACTGCCAGCAGTTTAGTTGCTGGTTTAGCCAATGGTCTAAAAGTCGGGCAGGGTTTATACCCCAATAGAACCGACAGTGCTTGGTATCAAATATGTTGGAACAATGCTAATCAAAACGATAGCAATATATACAGTTCGGCTGCTGTCTTGCTAAATTCAAACGGGTATGGTGCAATTGGATTCAACGGCAGCAGTTGGTATATTCAAGGAAATAACACTTATGGTCTTTACAGCAACACCGGATTCAATGCCAATGGTGGGTTGTGGGACAGTGGCAATCGAGTTATTACCACCAACAACATTGGAAGTCAAAGTGTAAATTATGCAACTACTGCTGGCTCAGCTGGTTATTTAAACAACACCAACATAGCTTACACCAATGGCAGTGACGGTTGGTTTAGAAGTCCTGGCAACGCTGGCTGGTATAATTCAAGTTATGCTGGCGGAGTTTTCATGCAAGACTCATCATGGGTAAGAACCTATCCCACCAGTGGAACCGGAGTTGGTTTTTACGTGGGCGGATCAAATGGTATTGCAGCTGCTTATAACGTGATTGCCTACTACTCAGATGAACGATTAAAGACCAAGGTAGGCAAAATAGAAAATGCACTGGACAAAGTCAAGAGTCTGAGCGGTTTCTACTATGTGGAAAACGACTTGGCCAAGAGTCTTGGTTACGACAACAAAAAACAACAGGTGGCCTTGAGTGCACAAGCGGTACAAAGTGTTATGCCTGAAGCAGTGAGCCTGGCACCATTTGACATGACCACAGACGAGGCAACTGGTGAAATAGTTTCTAAGTCTGGTGAAAACTATTTGACCGTGCAGTACGAGCGCTTGGTTCCACTATTGGTAGAGGCCATAAACGAACTGGGTAATCAGTTGGCAGACATTAAAAAACATTTGGGGATATAACTCATGACCATGGTAAACTCTGGTGGTATAGGCTTGGCTCATGACACAACTGGCGCCTACAGTGACACCAGTGGCTCAAACAGTGTTTCAGTTGAACATGAATTAAACGCAACCGGTGCTGGATACAATTCTGCCAGCACCGCCCAGATTAGTTTAAATGATACAGCAGTAAGACAAATGACCGGATTGTCAGGACAGATCAGTCTCAATGATTGCTATGGCAAAAACTGGAGCCAGGTGTTTAATATTCCAAGTTATTACAGTTACACTAATTTTGATTTTAGAAGCTATCTTGTCAATCAAGGCTGGGATCAAAACCGTCCAGTGACTTTGGTCAACAATGGCACAATCGGATCCACATCAACTGGCAGTTATGCAATGATCATTACGGGTAGCTTCCCCCACGGTGCCACATTTATCAATTACGGTTATGTGGTGGGTGCTGGCGGTGCTGGTGGCAGCAGCGAATGGCTCATTGCCAAGGGCTATAGTCAGTTCTCGGCAACAGGTGGCAATGGAGGTCCGGCTCTTTATGTTTCTACCGGGGTTACTATATACAATTATGGAGTAATTGGTGGTGGAGGCGGAGGCGGAGGCAGCGCCGTTATTAATGATTTTGGATATTGGCAATTGGCCGAGTCAGTGGGTGGTGGCGGAGCCGGCTATTATGGCGGCGATCGTGGTCATAATTTTTATGAATATCCAGGTGGGTATTACAGTTATAGTGTAACATACTACACCCCCAATTCCAGTGCAGGAAGTACTAACAGTGCTGGTAGTACCGAGACCGGGGTTATTGCCTATGGTTACGGCACTTGTTATGGCGCCAATGCCGGTTATCTTGGTTACGGTGGTGGTGATGGTTACGGCACTGGTCGCGGTAGCGGATACAAAGGTGGTGCTGCTGGTATATCTGTATATGGTAGTGGCAATGTGTCATGGGGCTACAGCGGATCTATATTTGGCGGACTGAGCTAATAATTATGTCAACTTTAACTTGGACCACTCCACAAACCAATATTGCAAACTTTGCAAAAACCACCAACGCCACAGTTAGTGTAGCAGTTTCGGCAGTAGACAGTAATCCTGGCTCTACACTGACTTACTCTATTGTGTCAAACAATCCTAATAGCATAAGTGGTAATCTGCCCATAGGATTCTCAATAGACAGTGCCACTGGTGTCATATCCGGAAACCCCAGTCTGGCTTTTAGTCAAAGTACCTATTTTACCTATGAGTTTGAAGTGCAAGTTTCAAACGGTACTGACAAACTGTTTGGAGTTTTCAGTATCACAATCATAAATCAACCCGAACTGGTTTGGGAAACGGCTCCAGGTACCATTGCCAATCTCGGTGTTAACTTGCCGGCCAATCTGCAGATATCAGCCACTGATCTTGCCAACGATGGTGCCCAAATTACCTACAGTTTAATCAGTGGCAGTTTGCCCACTGGCATGACATTAACCACAGTAAACACCGGCACAGATCTACTACCAGTCTGGACTGGCATAATCTCAGGTACTCCTGTACTGGATAATACAGCAGCCTACATCACTACACAAACTTATAATTTTGTAATACGTGCAAGGGCCAGTGACGGTGCCACTGTTAATGATGCCAGCTACAATATTATTGTCACCAATACTATCAATAGCGATTTCAGCTGGATCACACAGGCTGGCAATTTGGGCACTATTCCAATTGGCAATTTTTATCAGCTTGAACTCAAGACACAATCAAGCACCAACGCCAATGTTACTTACAGTCTTATATCAGGCGAACTGCCCTTGGGTATGCAAATTTTGCCCAACGGATACATACAGGGTGTGCCCAGTCTAGCCTATCCCATTGCAGTTAACAGCAGTGACACATTTAAATTCACTGTACGTGCCAGTGACACACACGGACATGTGCGCGATCAAGCATTCAGTTTGATTGTGACCAATTATTTTGCACCCATTATTGAGCCTAGCGTGATTCACTTGGGCACAGTGTTTGATGGCAGCTACTATCAACAAGAAATATCAGTGGTTGAACTCAGTCCCAATGTGGCCATACAGTGGAGCAACGTTGGTTTGTTACCACCAGGACTGGCCATCAACAACATCAATGGTGCCACCTATATCAGTGGATATGTACAACCAGTATATCAGGACAATGGTGAAAACACTGCCGGTTACGACTTCGAAAAAATAACCAGCGGTGTCATAACCTATGAACAACCGTATGATGCCAAACCCTACGACTACGGTAACCTTGCCAGTCGTACCTTGAGCTACACTTTTTCTGTACAGGCCTATGATGGCGCCAACTATGATGTACAAACCTATGTGCTAGAAGTAGTGAGTCGTCAAGACTTCACTGCCGACAATGCCAATTTAACAGCTGACGTTACCAGTCTAACTGTGGATTCAGGTGCCACATACTATCCGGTCATACTGAATGCCAATGTGAGCACACTGCCCACTGCTAGAGCCAACACCGAATACTCGTATCAATTTGTGGGTTACGACTATCAAGGGTTACCAATCACGTATCTGCTGGCCAATACTGTAGGCACGTTTGATGCCAATGTGAACACAATTGATATTGGTTTTGATAGCTTGCCATTCGACAGTTACGATCCAAATAGTTCACATACAACTTCATTGCCAGGAACCCTACAACTTGATTCTGCCACTGGTTGGTTGTACGGCAACATACAGTCTCAATCGGCTGCATACCAAACATATCAAATTGGTATCAACTTACAGAAGACCTACAACGGAAATGTCTATACCAGTGACCCGGCATATTTTACATTACCGGTGCTGGGCAGTGTTACCAATACCATAACATGGAATTCGCCTGCCAACTTGGGATCGGTTGACAATGGATCTGTTAGCGAACTCACAATATCAGCCACATCCACTACTGGTGTGCCAGTGATATATCGATTGGTCGATCAAAAAAATGTACCAATTCGTTTGCCACAGGGTCTGATACTGTTGCCCACTGGTGAAGTGAGCGGACGTGTCAGCTTTGAAGCCTTCAGTATTGATGCCTATCAAACCACGTTTGACAGTGGTGAATTGTCAATTGACAAAAATTACACATTCACTGTCGAAGCTATTACTGATGATTTTACCTTGTTCAGTGATGGCACATACAACGTCCCGCCCAGTGCCACTGCAACAAAAGAATTTACCATAAGTCTCAATGTTATCAACACCGAGCCCTATGAAAATTTGTATTTGCATGCCATGCCCGATTTGGATCAAAGACAAATATTCAACAACCTTGTGGCAAGACAAGATATATTTGTGCCTGATTTGATCTACCGCCGTGAGGATCCTTGGTTTGGTGTTGCCACTGACATGACCATGTTGTTTGCCAGTGGTCTCAAGGCCAGCGACATTTCGTCTTATATTGCGGCCATAAAGAAAAATCACTACATAAAAACTTATCAATTTGGTGATGTAAAAACTGCTGTGGTGTTAGACAACAACTATAACGTCAAATACGAAGTGGTTTATTTAGAAGTTATTGATCCTGATCTAGACTCTGCAGGTCAAGGCCCATCCGAAGTTTTAAATTTGAGCGGCACTATTGCCAATCCCTACATAGATGCCAACGGAAATCAATATACCACAGTATATCCTGACTCTAGTAGTAATATGCTGGAACGTGTGGTTGCTGGTGTGGGCTATTATGATCAAAGCACCTTGCCTGAATGGATGACCAGCAATCAACTGGGCTCAACCACAGGATCATTCAATGTTCCCTTGGGCTACACACGAGCAGTGGTGTTGGCCTACACCAAACCCAATGCTAGCAACTTGATTGCTTACCGACTGAAAAACTCGGGTGTGAATCTAGACGAGATCAACTTCTCGGTTGATCGTTATCTACTGGATGACTACTATACCAAGAACTACAATATTGCCAACAACACTTATTATTCTGGTAGAGAAACCACGTTTGATGCCAGCCCCAATAAAAACATTGGAGCCATTGTGAGCACAGTGGAGTATGCAGCTTCGGTGCAGTTTGATCAAATCAACGGCAGACCAGTTGACTATATCATCTCAAATGGCGGTATTGACGGCATAGTCACTTTCCAAGATGGCGATAAATTGATATTTGCTAAACAAGAACGTTTCATTAATTCTGATCCCTATGATGGCTGGATCTACTACTATGATGAGTGGATTGGTACCAACCTTAGCACCCCTAACGTGATTGGCGGTTACGACAGCGAGAGTTACGATCGCTATTCAGTGGTTCCCGGTTATTTGGAAAAAATACAAGGCACTGCCCAAGTAAATCAACGCGGCGGTATCTGGCAAATCAACATCAGAAGCGGTATTGTTTACCTGTCATTTGTGCAGGAAATTTTGCCCTATGATCGTGTGCGTGTGAGTTTTGGTCGCGGTTACGGCGGTACTGTGTTGTACTACAACAACCGACGAGTTGCTGGACAGAATGTGCCCGAATACTCGTTGTTCAATCAAAGCCAGTTCTCTATTGCAGGGCCAACCACTTTTAACGCAGGAACCACTAAGTTTTTCAGTGGGCGTGATAGATATTATACCCCGAATAGTCAAGATAAATATGTTAAATTCCCACAATTTGGAGTATTCGTTTAATGACATCACTGATAAATCCCAACAATATAGATATAACTTACCCAATTGCCGGGCAAGATAATGACACTCAGGGCTTCAGAACCAATTATCAAAATATACAAAATAATTTTTCTGTTGCTGCCAGTGAAATATCTGCATTACAAAGTAACCTAGCCACCCTGCAAACCGGCGTGTACGGTAATGCCAATGCGGCAGCATTTTTAACAACCTACACCGGAAATATCAGTGCCGGCAACTTGTCGGTGACAAATTTAAGTTACGTAAACAAAGAAATAATTGCTACCACTGAAGTAGTAGGCGCTAGTATAAATGTAGCCAATGTGATAGTGACCAGTATAACATCACCAGTTGGGTCTAATGGCAATATTATTATTGACCCAGATGGATCTGCTGATGTGGTATTTCCAATACAGACAGAAATTTGGGTCTATAGTACAGCAACCAATGCAATTACAGTGGCTGGTGGTATGTCACTAGGAGGAGCTATTACTGCCAATGCTCTGACCGTATCAAGTGCAATTCAATTTGCTAATCTAACTACTTCACAAATAGCCACCATTAGCCCCAGTAGAGGTATGACAGTATACAATTATAATACCGGAAATATACAGGTATTCAATGGTTCTAAATGGGCCAACATAGTATTGAGTTAAATATATAATAACAGGACAGAACAATGGCATCTAATATCAATCCATACAACGTTGACGGCACTTTCCCAATTGCAGGGCAGGACAACTCGTCACAAGGGTTTCGTAATAACTTTACAAACATACAGAACAACTTTCTTTTTGCACAATCTGAAATAAGTGACTTGCAGGCAAAAGCAATCACTACCAGTGCACTCAAAGGTTCAACGCTGGTCAATGACATGGCCGGCACACAGATACGTCGTCCACAATTGACTGCTTGGACACAGAGTTTGCACGACAACGGAGTTATTGCTGGCTCAGTCAGTTTAGATTTCAATGTGGCCAACTTCCAGAAGCTCACTACCGGCGCTGCAATTACACTAAATTTTGTCAATTGGCCCACCAGTAGCGGATCAACTGCGGGCTACGGTGTCATGCGAGTATGGATCGTGGTCACCAGTACTGCACACACAGTGACCTTGCCGGCTGCGGTGAATATTGCAGTGGCAGACATTGCTGGATACAACTCAAGTAATAACACCATCACATTTGATACTCCAGGAAATTATATATTTGATATCAGCAGTATTGATGGCGGTACCGACTATCAGATTTTTGACGTGACACGTAATCGTGCCAGCTTCCGTGATCCCTATTTCTATTTTAACAACACAGTTAACTCTACACTGTTGGTGGGCTACGGAGCACTACTGCCACTGGCACAACAGTTTGAATACGGCGAAGACAAAATAAGTGCATTTGGCAGTTACAACAGTGTTGCAGTTGGCAATTTAACAGTGGCCAATATTGCACACACTGCCATCGACAACGGCAATCAAATGGGCGGATACAGTGTTACTGGTATACAAGGTAATGTGCTGACCGGTGCCACTTACGGGGTCAAATCCGGAGACATGATTGGTTACTTTAACGGGTTGAGCTACACCGGCTACAGTAACATGACCGGTAACACTTTCCAGAATGCCGGTAGTGTAACTGTATTTGCAACTGGTGCCAATCTTGCATACGGACTTGGCGGCAATATTTTGATGAGTACTGCTCAAGATGGTGGCAATGCCAATCAAGCGTTGTATCCGGCACTGAGTGTGGAAAACGATCAAAGCACACATCTTTACGGCAATCTATATACCAAGACCGGTATTATTGAAGGTGGTACTTATGTGACTGCAATCAGTCAGGTAGGATCAGCAACAGTGGCAGCCAACGCAGCCACCAGCACCTTTGTGATTGATAGCACCCCGACTAGTGGCCAAACCATTACCTTTGCTAATGTGCAGTTGCCAACCAATCCAGTGGATCGACAAACTATCAAGATTGTGGCAGTGGCACCTATTACCACTACCAATGTTTGGGCCACTAACTCAATCGGCGTAAGATATGTACCGTTGAACCGATTTGCTTCGGGTAATACTGTTGTCAAATTGACATATCTACAGAGTTCGGGTTATTGGGTAATCAGCTGATAACGGAGATATTGCCATTGACTCCTTGTTGCAAATCATGTATACTTGCACAAGGAGTTGTCATTTAAGGAGTCAACTATGGGTCATCCACTAACACCAAATCTAACCGGTTTATCCATGGACGAATTGGTAAACAAATATAACGATTTGTATAAGCGCATGGGCATGGCCAGTCGTTGGGGCAACGGTGCCATGATTGGGCAATTGAGTATGATTTTGGAAGATTATCAGGCCGAACTTGACAAGCGAAATCGTTTACAATTAGAAGAAATGCAAAACAAATCCAGTCAGTTCAAGGACATTATTGATATCAAATGAAATATGATGCATATGGTCAAGCACATTGTGATTCCAACGAACTCTGCGACCTACTGTACCAAAATCCCGATCTAGATCTAACCAAGTTTGCTGTAGACGACTTTGGTATGTACAATGGTGCAGTCCGTGACACATATTCTGATTTGCCCCAAGTACGGGCCTATGTTCCGTTTCATCCCAACGTCAGTTTAGATTCTTTTCATCGGCACAATCAAGACACTTGGTTAATGCCCGAACCGTACAAAGATCTAGATATAGCCGAATATGTTTTACGGTTGTGTACCACACAAGCAGAATTACAACGTGTGGGTCAAGAACTGTTGTTGTTTCAAGAAAGAAACCTGTTTCCATTATTGCAGTATCTAAAATACTTTGTGGACACAATGCGAGCAAATAACGTGGTTTGGGGACTGGGTCGAGGTAGCAGTACTGCCAGTTATGTGTTATACTTGATTGGTGTCCATCGAATCAACAGCTTGTACTACGATTTGCCCATAGAAGAATTTTTAAAATAAACTACCCAGTTTATAAATACATCACACAAGGAGTTACAATGACAAAAATATATAGATCTGCACGTGGAAAAAGTGTAGATATTGATCGAATCAAATTGGCCAACGAAACAACTATTGCAGTTGGCAACATGAAAACCAACACACGTGGCGATTTGCTGGGTGCCGGTAACAAAGTAGTTGCTGGACGCAATCAGCTGATGGATCATGCATATTCGGTTGATCCAGTAATTCCAGCATACAGCCCAAATGATGCTTCATCTTTTGCTGCTAGACAGGCCATTGTGGCCGAAAGCAAGGCGCAGGAGTTGGTTCACCTTACTCAAAATTTAACTGTGCCGGTAGAAGCTCCAGTTGACACCAGCGCAACACAACCGGCTGCACGTGGTAGCCTGGCCAGCAGTGTAGCCAAACCTGCCACAGTAAATCAACAGCCCATGCCCAATCCCAAAACACAGAACAAGGCCAACGGACCTTCAAGAATTTAAACCATGTTAAAACCAATCAAGATAAAAAGCATTGAAGCACTGAGCGATCATGTGCTGGTAGCTGATATGAATTTCAAAGAACGTTTGACCACAAGTGGTATCTACTTGTTGAACGATGACGGGCGTACTGCTGGTATACGTCCACGCTGGGCGCAGGTGTATGCAATTGGGCCCGAGCAACAAGACATTCGTGTAGGGCAATGGATCATGGTGGCACATGGTCGTTGGACACGTGGCGTCAAGATCGATGACGGCACCGGCGAGCATGTGATACGCAGGATTGATCCCAAAGATATCTTGTTGTTGTCAGATGAAGAGCCTGGTGGTGATGACACCATCAGTGAAGCAACCTTGGTAGACAGCAAAGAACGCTGGTAAAATAATGGGATTTGTAAAAAGATATAGTGTGCCCGACATCATGGGGCAATTGAGAGCCTGTGCCTATGACATGAACGATATGCGGCTAGATGGATATACCCAATGGGGTTGCAAACAGGACCTATATCGTATAAAATTCATGCTAGATGAATTGTTAGAAAAAGGGCATACATTTGTGCCTGAAACAGAATGGCTTGAAGAGCAAGAAAAAGAACGAGTAGTGAGGATATTAAAAGATGGGTAAAGGATCAGCACCAAGACCACTAAGTGTGGACACAAAAACATTTGACAACAACTGGGACACAATCTTTGGCAAGAAAAACAAGACTGAAGATGTCACAGAAGTGTATAATGAAGAACGTTTGGTCAGTAAATTAGACAAAGAAGCACTAGCAAAGGAAAATTCAAATGCAAGTAAGAGTGAATGAAGATCGAGGCAACATCGGCAGTTGTGGATGTGGCCGTAGCCCAACAGGAAAATGTTGTGGTTGGCATGGTTTAACCGAAGATGCCTATCAAGAAGAACTGGTGCGCTATCAAGAGCGACAAGCAAAATTATCAACCCCTAACGACAAGAAACCATTATGAAAGAACTCTGGACCGAAAAGTACAGACCGCGAACTGTAGACGACTATGTGTTTACTGATGCCAATTTGCGTCAACAGGTCACACATTGGCTTAAGGAAAAGACCATACCGCATCTGATGTTGAGTGGTAGTCCGGGTACAGGTAAAACTACCCTGGCCAAGATTCTCGTCAATGAACTGGGTGTAGAAGATTTTGACGTGCTACACATCAATGCATCAAGAGACAACAACGTAGACACTATTCGTAATCGAGTAGAAGGCTTTGTACAAACAATGCCGTTTGGTGACTTTAAAATTGTGTTGTTGGACGAAGCTGACTATTTGAGTTTGAATGCACAGGCAGTGTTGCGTGGCTTGACCGAGGCCTATGCGGCCAGTTCAAGGTTCATTATCACTTGCAATTATCCGCACAAGATAATGCCGGCATTACACAGTAGATTCCAAGGCTTTCACATTGACAAAACTGATGTGACCGAATTCACTGCTAGAGCAGCCACAGTACTGGTTACCGAAGACGTCGAGTTTGATCTTGACACTCTAGACAGTTATGTCAAGGCCACTTATCCAGATTTGCGTAAGTGTTTGAATCTACTACAAGGTAACAGTACCACTGGCGCATTAAACCAACCAGGCGAAAACGATGCTGGTGCCAAGGATTGGAAACTGGATGCAGTTACCTTGATCAAGGCCGGTAGTGTACGTGAAGCAAGACAGTTGATCTGTAATCAAGCATCCAACGAAGACATCGATGAACTGTTTAGATGGATGTACGACAATCTTGACTTGTGGGCCAAGGATGTGGACAAGCAGGACCAAGCCATACTGGCTATACGTCGAGGCTTGGTGAATCATCCCATGTGTGCCGACCCCGAAATCAATTTGAGTGCTACCTTAATAGAACTTACTACACTATGAAAATCAAAGACATACACCTGTTGGCTTTTTATGTTACCAAGCCCCGTGATCCTAGAATGACCAAGGTTCGGGGCTACATGAGCGATCCCAACAATCTTCGTTACGATGAACGTATCGAATTTACCAAAGGACTAAATGCCAAAGATGCACTGTATGCCAAAGTAGTTTTAAATCTCAATACCAAACGAGTCGTTAAAAACTCCTGGAACACCGATAGAGGGTTTGACGAGTACTTTAAATATTTTCTAGAGGCCTATCCTGAATATGTGATCAATGTGATGGGACAATTGGATATGCCGTACCTGGAGCAGTTCATTCCCAAGGAAGAACCAAAAGATCAAGTCACGGATGCGGAAGTGAAAGATGCAGAAATTAAAACTGAGTGACAGTGGTGCACGTGGATGGTTCATAGGAGATTTTCCCGAAGCCATCCACCGCACTCGTGATTTTGAAGTGTGTTATCAAGTTACTCCGGTGGGCAAGAGTCCAACGCACTATCACAAAATCGTAAAAGAAATACAGTTGATCACACGTGGCAAAATGATTGTGAATGGCGAAACATTTGAAGCCGGCGACATCTGCATACTGGAGCCGGGTGAAATTTGTGAATGTGAAATTGTAGAAGAACTCAATACTGTGTGTATCAAGACTCCCAGCGTACCCAACGATAAATATTACGTATGAGTAATATCAGCATGTATGCGACCAAAAAGAAACGGGTGGTAGATCCTAATGCTCCGCCCCGTCCCAACCTGCTGAATCACGAAAAACGCCTAAAAGAGACCACAGGCACAGTGGAGCAACAGGCCGAAGAACTGTTGTTTTTACGCAACAAAGTTGCTGAATTAGAGCGCAAATTAGTCAATCAAACTGCCTATTTAAGCAGTTTACACCAACATATCACCCGTATTAAACTTGACCGTTAATCTAAAAACTGCTATAATAAAGGCATGTTTAAGGGGATTGACACAATGCAACGATATCAAACACGAGACGCAGTTGCCGCTGCCATTTATGCGTTTGACACCAATGGTGTAGTAGTCAAAGAAAACACTTTTAGAAACGATGCTGACAGTCCCACCGGACTACGCGAAGTGTTTACCAACAAAAGTATCATCTCACAATGCGTGGCCAATCCTGAACCATTACAGGACACCCACTACACTCGTGCCGACGATGTAATTACCTACATTCAACAGGCAGTCGTGATGCAGACCTTGACCAAGGGGTCTGTGAATGATTTTGTGAGCAAAATGCACGACATATTGATCAAGCCTGAAGTTACTGCACGTGACTTTGCCTACATTGCCTGGGCACCCAAATTGGCCGTGGACTACGAAAATAGTCAACGTGTCAAGAGCGCCATGAGTCTGTACGAAAGCACCAGCAAATTTGTAGGTAGCTTGGGCAATAAAATTACTGTGAACTTTACCTTGATTAATTCACGTCACCACCAAGACCATAACAGTTATGCCGTGGCCGGACACGATGACAACGGCAATATAATCATGTACTGGGCCAATCGAGAGGACAAAGTGATCCGGTCTGGCAAGATCACGGGCAAGGTAAAAGCACACCAAACTGGTGCAAACCGCGGTAAACGAACCATTCTCAACTATGTTAAAATTGTAAAGGACACCAATGAGTAACTTGACTGAATATTTCAATCGCAAAGAACAACCACGCACCACTTTCAAGTACGGTGACCGAGTGTTTGGTCGTACCAATAAAGTGCCCTTCATTGGCACAGTACAACGCGAAATTGATAGTTTGGTCATGATACATTCGGACTTGCCGGTCATGATGGAGGGCATGATTTCAAATATTGTTACAGTTAAAAAATCTGATATCACTAGACTAACGGAGATGGAATAATGGGACTAGACATGTATGCTTATGTGGCTGCCAAGCAAGGTCAGCGAGATGAATTCTTTGAAACGGCCGAATACGACGAAGCCGTGGGTGAATTTGTGAACAAGACTGTGGTTAGACCACACGAGATAGCCTACTGGCGTAAACATCCTAACCTGCATGGGTGGATGGAACAGTTGTGGCGCAGTCGGACTCCCGATGCTGACAAACACAGTTTCAACGGTGTCGAACTAGAGTTGACTTGGGAAGACCTGATGTTGTTGGAACAGGATATCCTAAGCGGACGTCTGCCCGACACTACTGGATTCTTTTTTGGTGATCCCGCAGACGATTACTATCAAGCACAGGACCTGGAGTTTGTAAGAAAGGCCAAGGCCGAAGTATTTGTGGGACTGAGAGTGTTTTACAATTCAAGTTGGTAAAAATGAATTATTGCGTATTAGAACATGATGCCGAACACAACATCGTGTATCTAGAGGACACCAGTAGCTCCACCGAACGTACCATAACCAATGATGCCGAAAAGATCATGTTCAACATGTTTCAGTACTATGGATCACGGGTGCTGGTGGTTTACAAAGATACTGCGGGCGAGTGGTGGGAGATGCGTTTGAAGATATCAGGACCTTATGACGAGTTTGAAGAAATAGTATTCGAGCCCTGGAACGGACTAGCGTGGAGAACATTAACAAGGAAATAAAATGTCGAAAACCGTATATAAAGAAGTTGAAATTGATGTTGAATTAACCGATTTTGATGATGACGATTTACTGGAAGAAATAGAATCACGAGGTCTTGTTGTCAGCACCTATGGCGACACCAAACAACTGCTAGAAACAATTTGGTTAAAGCGTAGACAGGGTCAAGCGTTTGATCAAGAGCTAGATCAGCTGATTTACGCCAGTTTGGGCCGTGTTGTATAAATGCAACACCCTGTTTGCCCAGAAATGGCGATTTTGCTATAATAGAGTTATAGTAAATAGACAGGAGTAACAGATGGCTTATATCGGTGCAAAAGAAGTGGCAGCAATTCGCAAAGAATTAAAAGCACAATTCCCCGAGTTCAAATTTGGTGTACGCAAAGGCACAGGCAGTCTGAGTGTTGGTGTTACTGTAAAATCCGGACCCACTGATTTCAGCGATATTTTTCACAACGTAGGTCACGTACAAATCAACCATTACTGGTTGTGTACTTACGGCAAACACCAAGCATTTTTTGAACAAATCATGCGTATCATCAAAATCGCTCCCGCTACAGTTGAGGGCGGACGTAGATGGTTTGACGAAAGCGATGCAATGACCGATTACTTTCACACTGCATTCTATATTCACTTGGACGTGGGCAGTTGGGACAAGGACTATGTTTGTGTTGCACGATAACAACACCGAATTTGCCCAGAAATGGCAGATCTGCTATAATAAGATATAGTAAGAAATTAGGGGATTGTATGAAACTCAATATTGGAAATCGCATTACATGGCGTTGTGCCGCAGGACAACTAGTTGGTGATATTGTTAATATTGCGTTAAGCGAAAACGGCAATAACGAAACAGTTGCCTGGCTTGATGTCAAAGTTGCAGACCTTTATAACACTGTGCGTCTTTGTGCAGTAGAAATGAATCTTAAAATGTTGAGTGTTGAGTTGGTGCAGGAGTGATTATGAAGTTATTCTTAGAAACTACACAATGGCCCGATAAGACTCCTAACCATGCCTATTACATGGATGACAGTAAGAGCAAGATGTTTGCGTATATCAAAGCCGGAGATCGGGCAGTTTTTCGATTTAAGACGCCCATACGCATAGACACACGTGGTCGCAAGTTCCGAGAAATCGCCGACCCCAATAACTTTACGGTAGAAGAAACCACAAACCCCAATCGTTGGGAAGTTACTGGTAGCAAAGGCGACTTGTATATTGTGCGATTAGAAGACGGTGTATATAGTTGCAGTTGCTCAGGATTCAAGTTTAGGGGTGACTGCCGACACGTTAAGGCGTTTGCAAAATGAAAGATTTTCTAGGACGAGAATTGGCGGTAGGTGATGTAGTTGCCTTTGAAGGTGTCAATGGTGGTGGTTTGGTTTTGGGCCGAATCGAAAAGTTTAGCCCCAAACAAGCCTCATTAACTCCACTGAGTGACCACAACAGTTGGAGCAGCAAAAAGACTATTTCTAGATATAGCTCACAATGTGTCAAAATTGATGACGCAGATATCACCATGTATCTTTTAAAGCGCAATTGATATGAAAAATGCACCCATGCAGGATCTTTTGGACAAAGAAGCCCGTTTAGCAAATGAAAGATATGCTATAATAGAGATTATAAAACAACGACGCGGGGATACGGCTCCAGTGTGTTATGGACAAGACGATTGTAGTACTGACATACTGGCCCGGTGTCCGTGGCGTACGGACTGTGGCGAACAGTGACAAATTTGAATTTTAACAACCGAGATTTACATGATTGATTTATTTTTAGATGGCATTACTGTCATGATGCTATTGTATTTTGTGGCCCTGGCTGGATGGCTGGCCAAGATCAATATTGAAGATCGAATGAGCCGAGGCGATACATTTTTTCAGGCCATCAAAGGTATAATTCGCGATATTTTTAGTGTTACACGGGTGGGCAAATGAAACACACATGGTATTACATTCAGTGGTTATTTAAAGATTTTGATGCATGGAACTTGACTTTGGTTGCAAGTTTAATTGCCAATTTAACGGCCTGTGTGTTTAGCCTATACGACAATGATCCAGCCTATCGAATAGCTAGCGGTATTGGTTGGGCTTGCATGGCTGTGTTTTTTGCAAGAATGATTTACGAACTAGAGCGATCACGTTATCGGCGTTTCAAACAAGAACAGGCTGAAATAGTGAAAACATTACGAAGCGAGGACTGCTGACATGGGGTTTCGAACAGTAAGACGAGACGAACCCGGGTTCTATGTGTCAGATGGCATAATGGTGGGCAATAGAGCCTTTCTTGAAATTGCCGCAGAATGCCCCGAAAACGTTCGAAGAATGGTTCAACAAGCACACAATCAAGGCTGGATTCGAGTAAGTGCAACATTTACCGAAGAAGAATACACATGGCTGATGTTGCAAGAATAAAACAAGGAAGATCATGATCACAATTAAACAATGGTTGGAACTGGTTGATTACCGAATCACAGAAGGTAATAACTATATGTGGAACTGCTACGGCGATTATGCACACATTTTATCTACATGGAATGGTGTTCACGGAGCCGGTGGTTACAGTTCAGATATCACATTCTGCACCAAGACACAGACTGTGTTTGAAACCTGTGTGTACGATTATACAAATCAACGTGCTTACCGAATGATCAATCCCGACTATGAGGATGCACACACCAGCGAAGCACAGGCACGTGCCATTGACATGAGTGTTGCCTGGGACTCGGTTTCATATGTGGATCTAGATGTTGACGAAGACTTTGTGGAAAAGGCCACTGCTATCGTGGCTGGCCAAGCATACGACACCAGAGTCATGATCAATATCGACCTTGACTCGGACCTGGAACTAGAAATTTATCGTAATGCACACCAATTGGATATCACGGTCAACCAATACATTGAGCGTGCATTAGAGGCTCTAATAGAAAAACATCAAAAAGACATGCCCACGCTTGACAAGCAGGTGTGGACTGTGGATGTACAACAAGATGCGAACGGTGATGCTGTTATACAGTTTCCCGAGGATGCTTTAAAGGCAGCAGGCTGGCAAGAAGGCGACACCATCGATTGGAAAACTAATGGTGATGGATCTTATACATTAACAAAGGTGTAATATGACTGAAGAAATCAAAAACCCCGAACATGAAAAACTGTTAGAAGTATTAAAGTTTACACCAAGAACCTACAAGATATCGATGTGGGGCTATGGTGGTGAAAAAGTTATGGGCACCGTAGATAGAAAAATTTACGACTATTTTCGATCACGTAGATTGGACCTAAGTGATTATTGCTGGGATTCAGATTATGCTGATGATCACAACATTCCTGAAGAGTTTCAACCTTTCCCGTCGGGTGCCTGGTACGAGTGTGATGGCCTAGGTCATGTACACGGAGTCAATCGCGATGCCGGTACTATTCAAATCGAAGACGAGACTGGAGAAACAGTGTACCAACGTCAACTTGACAGTCTTACTGGCTTTGATGAAGAAGAGCCCGAGCCCGAATTTGACTGTGGTGACGAGGTCTGGATTGATCAAGAAGCGGCAGGTACTGTGGTATTTTTAGGCAACTCAAACGAGAAAGGCACCTTTTTTGAAGCCGACCTTGAACTAAAAGCACCATTTGATATTAGCAAATTAGTACTGGGCTATGATGAGATTGATGGTGAGCCCATCATTAATCGTGTCACTTACGATGGCGAAGACATTGACAACTGGGGTGGTAGCACAGATGGCAAGAGTAGCGACTTTGCTTTTTATATTGCCGGCAGCAAGAATGAAAAAGGCAATTGGGAAAAGTACGCCAACATGGATGATATTGAATATCCCATGACTGAGTGGTTCCCTAAGAAGATCAAACCAGTGCGAGTAGGCAATTACATGGTTAAAACTGCTGGAAAAAATTCATGGGAACAACAATGTAAGTGGACTGGAGACAAATGGGTCAACTCTTGGACTGAACCAGCAGACTACAACGATCCCAACAGAGAAGTTAAAATTCGAGCATGGCAAGGCTTGGCCATTGACCCCGATGCAGAACAAACCGAAGCTAGAGTACAAGATTTAGAATCTGCACTAGAAGAACTCAAGGCCGAATTTGACTCACTAATAAAGTATGGATCAGTGGCCTGTTTCAGTTGCGGTGCCGAGTATGTTGAGCATGAGCTTGTGGAGATGAGTGGCCAATATCATTGTCCCTCCTGTGGACAGGGTTGGGTCATGATGGAAGATAGAGGAGTATAAAATGGCAACATGGACAGTGAGTACATATCACAAGAAAAATGTACAAGAAAATGAAACGTTTTTACAACAAAACGGTGATGGTAAAATAACTACGGTCAACGGTTTCCGTTGGGGCACCTGGGAAGTCGAAACCAGTGACGACAACATGCCCGAATTTGAGTTCGCCGAAGTACCCGGAGGCGACGGCAAGCGAGACAGCATTAATATGTGTGAGTGTTATACTGGCAATATTGAAGGTGTGGAACTTGTCAGCATGGACGATGGCGGTTGTTGGTACGACATAGAAATTGAAGGTCTTGACGAAGATGCCGAGGAAGAAATTAGAGAGTTCTTGGATGAAAATAGCACATACGATCTAGAAGAACGCGAAGATGATCCTTGGTGTCAAGACGACACCGAGTGGTGGATCTGGGGTCCAATTAAAATTGAAAACGAGGACGGATCGGTATCACGTATTATCTGTGCTGACGCAGATGGTAATGTAATAGACTTCCAGGAATAAGAATGATTGATTGTTTGGTATTAGGTGACAGTATAGCTGTAGGCACCGAACAGTTTAGGCCCGAATGTGTTGCTTACGCACGAGGCGGGTGGAACACTTGGCAGTGGAATCGAGACTATTTGCAAAATGATTTGACTGCCAAAACTGTGATTATCAGCCTGGGATCAAACGATCATGCCGGTGTCAAGACTCAAGCGGAGCTGGAACGAATTCGTGACAAAGTTAAAGGCAACAGAGTGTTTTGGATCTTGCCCGCAATCAAACCCAACATACAGGCAATAGTACAAGCGGTGGCTAAGGAACATGGTGATACTGTGTTACCAATAACACGACTACAACCCGACGGTGTTCACCCCAGCTGGGCCGGATATCGAGAACTGGTAGAAAAAACAAAATGAAAGAAAGTATAATTCTAGTAGATGCTGATGGTGTACTTCTTAACTGGGAGTATGCGTTTAATATTTGGCTAGAACAACACGGCTTTGAAAAAATTAATGGTGCCGAAGTTCACTACGACATTGGCAAACGATACGGCATCAGCCAGGATCAAGGACGTCGTTTGATCAAGATGTTTAACGAATCGGCTGCTATTGGATTCTTGCCTCCCTTACGTGACGCCATACATTATGTTAGAAAGCTACACGAAGAACATGGCTATGTGTTTCACTGTATCACGAGTCTAAGCACAGATCCTAATGCACAACGTCTACGTGAAATGAATCTTGGCAAACTGTTTGGCGATACTGTGTTTCAACGCATAGTGTGTCTTGCTACCGGTGCCGACAAAGATGAAGCACTTTATCCCTATCGTGATACCGGATGTTGGTGGATTGAAGACAAACCCGAGAACGCCGAAGTGGGTGCACGACTCGGACTCAACAGTTTACTCATGGAACATGGTCATAATATGAATCACTATCATGACCATGTTCGTACAGTTAAGAACTGGGAAGAAGTTTACAAGATCGTTACTCAAACCTCCTTGTAGATCTTTAGTATTTCAAGCACTGCAGGATGACGTTGAATATCCCGGTGATCAAATTCCACTCCACTCACGTACTTGCAGTCCTTGTACTTTCGAACTAGGCGTTGAAAGTCCAGTAGACCATTGTCGTCTTCTTTGCGATCCGCTTGGCGTGTATCTCCAGTAACTATCATTTTACTGTTTTCACCTAGTCGCGTGAGTAACATTTTCATTTGTGAAGGTGTCGCGTTTTGCATTTCATCTGCAATAATCCACGAGTTTTTAAATGTTCTTCCTCTCATATATGCCAGGGGAGATATCTCAATTTGGTTTTCATCTAGCATACGTGCAACTTCGGTTTGCTTGTAGTGTTCGCCAATGATATCAAATATCGGACGTGTCCAGGGTGCCATCTTTTCATTTAAGTCACCGGGTAAAAATCCGTGTTGTTCATCATCAACGCCTACTGCGGGTCGTGTAACTACTATACGTTCACATTGTCCTGCCTTAAATGCCTTTAGGGCCGCAAGAACTGCCAGCATGGTTTTGCCTGTGCCCGCTGGGCCAGTTGCAAATACTATCAGTTTGTCTGGGTTGGTTAGTAAATCGATATAGGTTTCTTGACTGAGACTTTTGGGGATAAGTGTAATTGGTTTTTGGTAAGGGGCCTTTCTATATAAATCAAATCTTACTGCATTATTACTTTTAAAATCACTTTCGCTTGTAATTAGAGCTTCTGCTCTGCGTTGTCGTTTTGACAATGTGTTTCTCCTTGAAATAGTACACCTGCTTGGTGTACAAAGATATTTAAATTCCAGCGGTATTTTGTAATACGTCGTGTTTATATTTCTAAATCGAGCATAAGTATTAAACTGTCACCACTATTTTTCAATCATGTTTGGCATAGCAGTAGTGATAAATAATTACACTATGACCGCTAACATAAGAGATCTACTAAATAACACCAAAGACATCTTCATGACCGACAGCGCAGTTTCGACTCTGCTGGATTTTGAACGTGTTTTAGACGAACTGGACCTGTACGCATTTGCCCACTGGAAACAGGGCGAACTAGTAGAAGGCCCAGTATACGAAAAGTACTTTGTCAAGTGCACATTTATGTGGCCCTACAAGAAAATGCCCGATCCCAAGGGCGCTGCACGTTTAAGCGAATATGACTGCGATGTTGCGTTCAAACAAGACTTCTTTGAACATCCAGCAAAAGTAAAAACTCCCAAAGACTACAAATCAGGAACCAAGTTTCCCAAAACAGTTAAGAGCCCGGTATGGTTGGTCACTATTGTAATGCCCAAGAAACTGATGTCTGATATCGAGCAGGGTGCACTAGAATTAGAAAGCGGCACCGTGGACATGGAAGAAATTGATACTGCATACGAAACCGGAGCCGACAACGACTCAATGAATCAAGGAGTAGAAGGTGGACAACAACCCGAACAACAAACAGCTGCATAATCTATTTGAAGGCCTGGAGTCAGGCGATCTAACTCGTTTGATTCATCCCGAACTGCACATAGACGAATTCAAAAGCAAACTGGGCGATGATCGTGATGTGATCACGATCAGTTTCAAGTTAGGCGAAAAAGAACCTGCTAATGATCTTGTGGCCTTTATCGAAAAAGGCTACACCTGGGTATTTGATGCTGACGTGAGTTCAGGCGAAATGGATGATGGCAGCTACATTGTGTTTGTGGAACTGGATCGTGACAGTAAAGCACCCGAACATATCATGGATCTCATGACCGATCTCATGAACTTGACTGAACAAGATCTAAGCGATTGGCGTGTGCGTTACTTTAAATCTAGACAAGAGAAACCATTCAGTGAGGAAGCACTGAAAGAATTGATTCCCCTGAGTCCCGACGAGTACGATCGTCTTTACGGTGATGCAGATTTAACTTATCTTAAAACTGCTGCCGGCATCAAGGTAGATAAAAAAGCCTCCAAAAACGAGTTTACAGAATCCTTACGCAATCTAGCCGGAATTGTGCGTTAAAAAGTCTGTAACATTTTCTTCAGCTGAATTTGCTAAATAGTTGTATCAAGGAGATACAACTATGGCATTCGAATTCGATTTTACCGCAAACCACGTACACCAATTACTGCAAGGCAACCCTCATGCAGAAAGCTGGTACAGTGCCTTATGCGACGAATTACCCAAATACCAAATCACAACCCCGGCACGTGTGGCCATGTTCATGGCACAGACCGGACACGAGAGCGGAAACTACACTGCTCTTAAAGAAAACTTGAACTATCAAGCACATGCACTCAGTAGCATATGGCCCAAGCGTTTTCCGCCTGATGTTGCTACACAATATGCACACAATCAAGAAGCCATTGCCAATAGAGCCTACTGTGATAGAATGGGCAACGGGTCAGAAGAAAGCGGAGATGGCTGGAAGTTTCATGGACGTGGCTTAATACAACTTACCGGACGTAGCCTATACGAAGCATTTGCCCGAGAAATTGGTAAAGAACTAGATGAATGTGTGGACTATTGCGAAACACCCGACGGTGCTGTGGAATCGGCCTGTTTCTTTTGGGAACATCATGGCTTAAACGCCATCAGCGATGCTGGCGATATTGTGAAAGCCACCAAAGTGATCAACGGTGGTACCCTGGGCATAGATGATCGTACTGCACGTTATAAACATGCATTGCAAATATTTGGTGCATAATGTTTGAATTTATCATTCAGCATATCCTAAACACACTGCCTGTTTGGTTTTGGCCAGCAGTGGCCGGAGCAGGTGTGTTGCTATATGCTCTTGCTGGCGTTTTGACACGGTTTCCGGGACTGAAGGTTTACGGATGGTTAATCAAGCCCGTGGGCCTAGTGATATTTGTTGTGGGCGTGTTTATGTTTGGTGGTGCCGGTGTCACTGCTATATGGCAAGAACAAGTCCGGCAGGCACAAGCCCGGGTAGATGCAGCTGTGGTGGCCAGCAAAGCAGCCAATGATAAACTAACACAAGTTCGTCGACAGAAAAATCAGGTGATAGTACAACGTCAGGTTGTTATACATGAACGCATAGTAAAAGATGCTGCCAAAATGGATGCCACCTGTAGGGTTGATCCTGTGGCCATTCAAGACCTAAACGATGCTGCCATCAATCCCGAGGCCAAGAAATGAAATACCTATTGCCCGTTTTATTGTTAGTGGGGTGCAGTAGCACTAGACCTCCTGTGGTGGTAAGTGCACCATGGCCCGATGTTCCAGTATCAATGCAGGAATCATGTCCGGATCTATTGACTGTTGACGCCAAGACAGACAAATTGAGTGATGTGGTTGATACAGTCAGCAAGAATTACACTCAATACTACCTGTGTGCTGGCAAGATCGACGACTGGAACAACTGGTATAACACACAAAAACGAATATACGAAAGCACTAGAAAATGAAAAAGCTACTATCCCTAATGGCATTCAGCGTGTTGTCAGGATGCGCGGCAGTGGATGCGTATCTAATGACACACTTTGATCCCGTAGAATACAGAATGATTACAGAAATTCGTTATGATGCACATAATGGCATTGCTGATTGTGATGATGCCGCAGTTGCCAAAGCAAATGCCAACTCATTGGCATACAAAGTGGGCCTGTATCATGCATACGAATTGGATATTCCGCACAATGAAGACAGCATCAAGGCCAGTACTGCACTAGATGAAATTGCACAAGGATTAAAAACTCGTTATGCTGGCACAGATAAAGTAAGCAGTATATATTGTAAACTCAAATTTGGCGGTATTGAAAGCAGCGCCACACTAATACAACAAGTACAAGGAAAGAGACCAAGATGAACCTAGATGAAATTAACCACCACTTAGCCAATTTAGTCAACAGTGGCGACCCCGGCTTTGCCAATGCTGCACAATTTGTTCAACAGGTGATACAACAACTGCACACTGGACAGATGAGTGCTAGTGAAGCACAAGAAGTGTTACAAGATGTACAACGACAAATGGAAGTTATTCAAGACATGAGTCAAATGGCCATGAAAGAAACATTGAATGCTGTTATCAACGGAGTGATAGTGCTTGCATCTGCTGTGTAATGCTCGTGTAATAATATACACACATTAAAAAAATAAATATCAAATATAAACTGAGAATTCAATGACCACCCGAGTACTATTCATCCTAAAACGTCGCGAGGACTATAATCCCATCAAGCATAGTCCCAAGGGCCTGAGCACAGGCCTTTTTAATTCAGCCAATTTCATGAACGAAATGCTGAATCAGTCCGGTATTGAATCCGAAATTGAAGTTGCCATAGATAACAACGACATAGATAGATTGGTTACCAAGCATAAACCAACCCATGTTATTATAGAAGCACTGTGGGTGGTTCCTAGTAAATTCAGTGTGTTGACACGATTGCACCCCGCAGTCAAATGGATCATACGTATTCACAGTGAAATGCCTTTCATGGCCGGTGAAGGTATGGCCATGGACTGGATTGGCGAGTATTTTAACTTTAGCAATATTGTGCTTGGCATCAATGCTCCTAGAATGACCAGCGAAATTGACGCTTATTTGACGGCCAAGTACTCCAACAGAAACTATTCTGACAAGATTGTGTACCTGCCCAATTTTTATCCACAACAGTATAAACAAAAACAGTATCAAGACAACAAGTACTGGATTGATGTGGCCTGCTTTGGTGCTGTTCGTCCCCTAAAGAACCACATGCTACAGGCAGTGGCTGCTCTTAAATTTGCTCGCAGAATGAAAAAACAGTTGCGTTTTCATATCAATGTGGGACGTATAGAAATGAAGGGCGATCCAGTCTTAAACAACCTGCGTGGATTTTTCCAGCACCTGGCCGATCAAGGGCATCAGCTGATCGGACACGAGTGGACTCCGCGTGAGCAGTTCTTGGAACTGTGTGCCAGCATGGACATGGGACTGCAATGCAATTTCAGCGAGACCTTTAATATAGTAAGTGCCGACTTGATCAGTCAGGGCGTGCCTGTAGTAGGAAGCTCAGAAATACCCTGGTCCACAGGATTGTTCAATGCCAGACCAGCCGAGAGCGACGAAATAGCTAATGCCATGATTCGCACACATCTATTTCCCTCCACAAACGTATGGTTAAATCAACGTAATCTAACTAAATATACAAATAACACACACAAAATCTGGGTAGATTATTTTAAGGATTAAATTATGGTACATCGAGTACGCACACACAATTGGATCAATGGACGACTAGAAGTCAAGGACTCGTTCTTTGAATACGAATATCAAGCTCTTGAGTTTGCTAATAATGCAGGCGACGATTCTGTTAAAGTTTACGGACGAGATGGCGCTCTCACACATGATTTATCCGCTGACGCTACAGATACCTACGCTTAAGGAATAACAAAAATGTCACACAAAGTAAGAACACACACTTGGTTAAATGGTATATTGCAGTTTAGAGATCACTTTTTTAACAGTCATCAGGAAGCTATTAATTTTGCAAATACCGCAGATGCACATTCAGCCAAGGTGTACGATCATAATGATCAAGTGATACACGAAGCAGTATTGACACCAGTCAACACCTACGCATAACAAGGAAATATCATGATTCACAATGTAAGAATATATAAAATGGATAACGGTGTATTGACCTACACCGACAACGGATTTGGCAGCGACACTGATGCATTATACTATGCTGGCACCATTAGCGATGCCTATGCAGTTCAAGTCACACATGCCAATGGCGGTGATGTAATATGGGCCACAGGAGCCACAATTGACGGAGTCAGTGCTACAGCAGCCGATACTGCACCAGTTGTAGATGTTGCGGACGACATTGACGACGAAGAAGTAAGTGATGTAGTAACAGAAACCAAGGTATATGATGATTTTGAAGATAGCGAAGAAGAAGATTCCGCAGAAGATACTGAAGAAACAGAGACTGTACCAGAAGTATCTGACAAAGTTGCAACATCGACCAATGATGACGTGGTAGACGACGATGCACCTGCACAAGACGACACACCTGCTGACACAAACTGATAAGGAGCGATCATGGCACTAATTGATTCAATTTTAAATTTGATTAATAAAACTCCAAAAGATCCCGATGCACCCAAGCCACCAGTGGGATCAAGAAGTGAACGTGAGGCACGTATCAAAGACAAAGCTGGTATGGTTATCAGTGTATTTGCCTTGATCCTGGCAGTTAACTCATGGTACGGCGGTAAATTAAGCAGTACCACTCTCAACAACACTATTCAGGCCAATGATGTTTGGAGTTTTTATGAAGCCAAGAGTATCAAACAAACTCTAGCTGAACAAAGTCTAGACGATGCAATTTATCGCAAAGACACTGCCAAGATTGAAAAATTACAGGCCAAGATTGCACGTTACGAAAGTGAACCTGCCACAGGCGAAGGTAAAAAAGAACTAATGGCCAAAGCCAAGAAGCTAGAAGCCGAACGTGATCAAGCCAAACGTCAAAGTCCCTGGATTGGTTATGCCAGCACAATGTATCAACTCAGTATTGTTGTGTTATCGGCCAGTATCTTGGCAGTTAGCATGAGCATGTTCTGGGGCAGTTTTGCTGTTGCCGGAATAGGATTATTATTGACCAGCCAAGGTATTTGGCTATGGTTTTAACTGTTAAATTTAAATTCAAAGAAGGAAACAAAATGCCAAAACTCGATCCCGATGACGCAGGCACTGCCGCAACAACACAAGCACCAGCACCGTTACCGGTTGGACAAACCTCGTTTGG